TCTTTAAATTTATATTTGCACTACCAAATCTAGCCATATAATCGTCTTTTCCTTCGGTAACAGTGGATTCTACTACATACTTTGATTCAATATTTACTACTTCTCCTGATTTTAATTTAACTGTTGCAATATCTCCGTCATCATCGACTAGCTCTACCTTTTCTCCTTTTTTAACATTGTAGAATTTATTACCTATTTTTGAATCTTCACCTTCGGTATCGATCGATATTTTATACATTTCTTTGCCTTCATTAACTACAGATTCAGTAACTACAGATTCGTATTTATCAGCTTGATTATTTTTAATATCATCTGCTGACATTTGGTCAACCAATCTTTTAAACAATGTAACTGTTGCCGGGCCATAGAAACCATCTTCTTCAGGTCCTCTATTAACTCTGCCCATTTGATAGTTTCCAATATGCGAAGCAAGCTCCAATGCACTATCTAATAGATTTTGACCATTACCTCCAGCTTTGAAAGTTTTTTCAGATGCAGTTTCAACATATTTTATTAAATCAGTAGCAGCCTCATTAACTACTGATTCTTCAATGTATTCCGCTAAATCAGCATCGTCCCATCCTAATTCTTCATCAGCTAATACTGCCTCAAGATCTTTTCTCTTACCTTGCATTGTTATAATCGGAGTACCTCTACCTGGACCATCCATTCTCTTATCGATAATTTCAACTTTATGTTTCTTTAAAAACTTTAAGAAGTCTTTATCATCTGGATCCATTGCATCCATTTCCACAGTTGCCTCAAATAAACCAAGTGATTCTTTTGACATTTTAACGCCTTCTGCCTTTGAACTTTCACCATCAACTATTGATTTTAATATTTTAGTTGCCATTCCATGTGCACCTTCATTAACCTCTGACTCTTCAACTTTATATGTTTTACCATCAAATTCGAATTCAGTAGCACCTTCTTCTTTTGCTTTTCTAACAGCATCTCCAAATGCATTACCTTCCTTAACTCCAGTATCTTTAATGGTTACTTTGTATTTTTTACCATTAAATTCAAACTCGTCTTTTCCTTCTGACTTTGCTTTGGAAGCTGCATAAACAAATGCATTACCCTCATTCATTTCTCTACCTAATAATTTAGAGATAAATGTCTTTTGAGAATCTTCATCAATTTCAGATAAATTAGTTAATCCCATTTCATCTAAAATTTCTTCAATTTTAGATAGGGTTTCTTGTTTCTTAAGATTGTTTTCTTCTCTCAATTTCATATCATTCTCCTGAGCTTTAATCTCTGAAAAACTTTTAAATGAAGAGATTTTGTTAACTTCTGCCATTTTAATTTTGTTTTTTTATTACGTTATTATGTTTATATATCTCCTTCAAAATTGACTTTCTTAATAGTGTAGTCAAATTTCTCTTGTTTGTATATTGCCTGTCTGGCTTTTCCATGCCTGAATAGATAATTATCCCACTCAACTGTTCTAATATCATCAACAAAATCTACAATTAATACCTTGTCCTTTGATTCATGTTGTCTTAGTCCACGACCAATTGATTGCCTAATTATTACTTCAGATTTAAATGATTCTGTCAAGAATATGTTGTGAATTTTCTTGATCGAAATACCTGTTGAAAATGTTCCGTCAATAAGAGGCAACGATAACAACCGCTGCCTCTTCATTTGATATATTTTTATGTGATGTTGGTTTCATATTTATTAATTTATTTTATTGAAAATCCATCCAATTGTATTTGCTGTTTTTTCATTTATTATTTTTTTATTTGGAGGTAACGATACTGGTTGATTACTGTTTGTATATTTTCTTATAAGTGAAATATTAAAATTAAATTCATTAACAATTTTATGTAATCCTTCTCTATTTAATCTTTCTCCTGCTGGACTTATAAGTTCATATACATCTCCAGGTTTTTTCTTTCTATTTTTCATCTTCTCAATAAACTCAGGATCGGACCATTGTTTTTTCATAGACAAACTTGCCTTCTCTCGTTTTATTGGATCTTTATTGACATCATTCATTTTAGACTTAAACTCGTTAAATTTTTCAGGTGGCATGTTTTTATATTTTAAAAATGCTCTCCTAGAAGATTCTTCCGGATTTTCTTCTAAATATTGTTTCATTTGATTACTCTTCCACTCTTTTAATTCATCTGTCCATATTTCTTTATTTATATTGCATCTTTCTTGATATTGTTCATCTGTGAGTTTATCCCATCCCTTCTTTGCTCTTCTGCCTTGTTCTTCTGGCGATAATCCTTTCATATATTCTGAATGTGCTTTTTTCCATTGTTCATACACTTCTTTATTATTTTTAAGACTTTCCCATCCTTTTTTAGATGCAATACTTAATAACTCACCATTCTTTGCCACATCAGATTTCATAAAATTCAAAGTTCTACCATATTTTCTAAAGTTATATGCTTCAAATAATAATTCATGTGCCTTGATATGATCCTCATATTTTAATTTGACTATATTCCAATCTTCATTTATATGTTCATTATATGTTACTCTTGGTAAAATATGATGTTTTTCAGTATATGCATCACCATTATATTCATATCCGGTGATAAAATCTAAATACTCTATTAATTTATCAATAGAATCAGGTATGCCATCTTTTTGTATAAATAGATTATAAATGAATGCTTTCATATTACATAAATGTTTTTATTATATATCTATAAAATTTTACGAATATATCAGTAAAGAAAGAAATTTAATGTAAATTTATCCATTCATCACATACATCATCATCACATGTAATGTCCCTTGCCTTCTTTTGAGTTCCATCTGATAAATTTACAAGAGTACTCTGAGTAACTTTAATTTCTTTATCACCAAATGTAATTATAGTATATGGATCTGCTGAAGCTTCCATTTTCTTTTTATACTCTTCCCTAATATCAGATGCAGTTCCACCATCAACATAGAATACTCTCTTATTGGTTTCCTGTCTGAGTTTCTCATAAAGTCTTTGGCCATGTTCAATTCTATGAAAAAGTACCAGTGAATTTCTTGGAACTCTACCTATTACACTTGAAATAAAATCAAGTCTTGCAGCATTATTTATTACAAAGTTTTGCTCCAATGCAAAAACATCCTTGTTTTCATATCGGTTTTGTGCCAATTCCATTAGGGCTGTTTTTTGTTTGTCAGTCGCATAGTCCATTTCAATTACTTTAACAGCACACTTTGCAATGTGACCCTCATCTTGTAAGAAACTTGCCTTAACCTCCGCAATTACAGGCCCAGTTTGACTCATTAATGTTAATTTGTCAAGTGTACCATCTTTTGGAATTGTACCTGAAAGTCCAAATCTATATTTGGCATTAGTACATTTTTGTAAGATTGTTTTAATACTTGCTGATTTTGCTTTGTGGCAGTTAGACACGTTTAGATCATTTGCAAAGTAGTTATGATTTAAACCATCTTCTGATTTTATTCTAAGATTATAAACATCACCACTATAATCTATTTTATTAATCTTTTTAATTTTCATTGAATTGTGATAATAATCTTTTTAATCTGTTTTCTTCAGGTTGTCCATTTAGTAAACTTTCATTATAGTTACATTTAAACCAATCGTCATTTATTTCAATATACTCATAATTATTTGAAGAAGCCCATTTGATTGCAGCTTCTCTTTTAATTGTGTTTATTTCATTATTAGATTCTGAATTTGGCTTTATTTCGTATATAACTTTATTTTCCATATCTATAAAATCAATAATATAATTTCGCCATTCATTTTTATAATTATATGGAACTCTTAATTTTTCATATTTGCAACCTTTATTATATAATTGAAAATATGCTTCCCATGATGACCTTAGTTTTATATCTTTTCCTTCTATTGATATAATACATCTACTCCTAGCCCATGAATTTGTTATATTTGGCGTAAAAGTTCCTTCAGCTATCATCTTTTTTATTCTTTTGCCATTTTCAACACCTATTCTTTTCCTAACATCATCAGATACTTTATGAAAGTTATTTTTATCACCTTCCATATTAAATGACCGCCAATTGTGTAAGCAACTATTAGAACAAAATTTATAATATCCATGTGTAAATGAATCAAATTTGGATTCATTTGAACATTCTACATTTGAGCAAGAGATAGGACCTTTGAGATAATCATATAAATCCTTCCAAGATAATATATTACTGATTTCTATGTTAAAATGATAGTCATTAATCATTTTAGCGATTCTTGTAGATTCACTCAAATTAACAATAGTGTTAAATTTAAAAATATTATCCGAAATGAATTTATAAATTTCATCTTTACCTTTTAAAGATTCAGTATGCTTAATGATATTATTTCTTTTATCTCTTTTAATTTTATTCTTACTTGGTTCATTTTTTTTCCAATCATAGTGACATGATTGGCTACAAAATCTTTTTTGCTTAGGTTTTAACGCATTGTTACAATTATTGTTTTTACATTTCATATTTAATAGATGTGGTCTTTATATTATATATCTATTAAACACACAGAAATTAGTCAATTTTAATTAAAATTTAATATATCATCATTCTCTGTTAATTCGTCAACCCTCTTGTAAATACCATTTGAAAGTTTAACTTTATGATTGCCTGTTATTTTGATAGTTGAACCGTCTTCCATTTCAATTTCAAACATTTGATTACCTTGTGATAGGTTTTTATAAACGAAATCAACCTGTCTATCTTCAACTTTAAGATTATTATCATTAGTTGTTTTGACCCAATCACCTTCTTTAACTTCACATATTTTCTTTTTGGTGCCATCTGTCATTATAATTAGACTATCAGGATGTAGACACTCATCAACAACTACTGCGTCAAACTCTTCAAAGTATTCTTTGTCCTTTTTGATTAGCGATTGGTAAGTACCTATCACTATATTTTTATTGGACTTAATTTTTTGTCCAGCAAAAATCTGTTGAATTCTTAAGTCAATTCTATTTCTAAAGTTATAGTCATGAAAATCCTCGTGTGCTTGTACTACTAATGAAACGTTAGGCACTATAAATAATATCTTCTCTGCAGTTCCCTTCTCTAACATGTAAGATATTGTAAGAAAACTGATTAGGGTCTTACCAGCGGATGTTGCAAGCTCTGCAAGACACTTTCTAAATTTTAATATATTATATGCAGCTTCTACTTGGTAGTCCCTAGGAGTTATCTTAGAACCCTCAAACAATTCATAAGCCCATGCCTCAAATGTTTCTGCATTTATATCTGGGTCTATTAATCTTTTAATTCCGTTGATCTTTAATTCAAAACGATAGTCCTTACATATTCCCATCACATATCGCCATAAACCTGCTGGAATCCATTTATCATCTTTAATATAAGATACGTAGCCATCCCACACACCTCTTTTGACTAAAGGATTAAATCTCCAAGAGTCAATTCGTTTTGTTAAAGAAATTCTAATCTGCTCTAACTCAAGCTCAGTTGATTCATCAATTCTTAAAAATTGATTGTCTTCTGTTAATGTTAAAATCAAATCTCATATGATCTTTTTTATAACTTGCTAATATCAAGGCGATTCTTTATTGCAAAGCCCATATTATCAAGTGTTTTTATAGATCCCTCTATAAAACCTTTTTGAGTCTGTAATAACTCAAGGATTTGTGTGTCATCTGCAATATCTGCTTCGACAAACTTTTCGCGCATCTTATCGGTAAGTTTATAGTCAAAGCTATAATACTCAATCCACTTATTTTTGTATTTAATATCTACTGTTGCTTTTTGGGATTTGATGCGGTTTCCCATGGTAGCTAAGTTCTCTACTAATATTTGACGATAACTTAAAGTATAAGCACTAACCTCTTCCAGGTTATTACCTAACTTTAATTGTTCAGTCAATCCCTTTATTTTAGAAGTCCAATCCTCTCTCTGCTTGCTTAAGTAATCGTCAAGCTGTTTAATTTTGTCTTTTGAATCTGACATATAAATTGTTTTAAAACAATGAGTTTCCTTTTTTGTTGTCTTTAATGTACACTGAACTTTTAAACTTCGCCTTTAATTTAGGCTTAGTAACTATAAATTCCTTGCCCTCGTGGGAAATATTAGCAGATGAAAAATCAATAATCATCTTTAAATTCTTTCTCTTGCTTCTTTCGTTTTCAAAGTCCTCGAACTGCTCGTCGATCATTTGTAAAAAATCTTTTTTTATCATAAGTGATATGCATCAAGTTTTGAGTTAGTAAAATAATCTGTCAACTTTGATAAGCATTTATTCTTTGTTAGCCATGCAGCTATAACCAAATCATTTAAATCACCTATTTGTTTAGGATATTTATCTCTATTATTTTGATCTGTATTTTTTAGATACAATTCCCATTCCCTTTCGATCTTTGTTTCATTAAGAAACTTTTCCCATATAAATATCTTTCTACCTCTTCTAAGTTTCTCCATCATCTTCTTTTTACCGGTATCATCATTATCAAACATGTACCTAATGGTGGGAATTTCATCGAACTCTTCTGTAGATCGACCTGCTGTTGCAAGTCCAATTGAGTTTGGAATAAACATGGAATCGATAGGACCCTCGAACATAGTAACATCTCTTTCGAAATCTACCATCATTACACCAAATATTGTTGAAACTTTCTTAACACTTACTAATTCTTCGTCAGATAATATAAGTTCCTTTTCAGCCTCTTCATATATTTTTGCAAGGTCATACGTAAGGTATCTTGAATTTGCCTTTTTAACCAATGATCTGGTTTGAAATCCAATAACTTTATCCTTTGGTGCTAGATTAAGAACAACAATTCTTTTGTCTTTTGGAGAATACATAAACATATCTAATTTTCCTGACAATAATCTATTGCGTAAATAAAAGAATGCTGGATCTCCTGCTTCGATCTCTTTAAAACCAAACCATTCTTTAAGTTCAGTTCGTGTTGGTGCCAAATCATATGCTAATTTAAATACATCATGTTCCAAAACTTCAACATTGGTAGTTTCCATCTTATGCTCTTGAATATAATCAATGATTTGAATGGAATCATCTGTACTTTGAAATTTTACATGATGTTCTTTAAGAAGTTGATATGCATTTGAATGTTCTCCACAATTAAAACAGTGGTATTGCAGAGTGTCCCAATATAGATTACCACGTTTCTTTTTATGGTCAGTACTTGAGTCACCACAAAATGGACACGCAAAAACTATTCTACCCGGCATTTCTTTAACCATTTGTTTTGTAGATTCATTATGTGCTTTAACAATAACTTCCTTTACTAAACTTCTGATTTTATTCTTTAATTCCTCATCTATTTTTATTTTTTCCATTTGCATTTTTCAAAATGATAGCGATTCATATTATGTTTACCTATTTTATTGCAATATGGGCAGATTGTTTCATTATAGATTCTATTTGATGCTGATATTGACATTTTAATTTTAGTTTCTTCGCTTCTTTTTATTCCTAGTAATGAATCTGATAATTTATTTTTAGTTGAATCTTTTAAATTTTTTCCATAGTTTGGATTGTTTGTTCCTAACTTAGATTCTTTACATTTTTGTATAGTTTCTTGAGTATGTTTTCTGCCAGTCCATGTTTTTTTAGCAGTATTAGACATTTTTTCAAAAAATATTGGATCTTTCCATTTTTGTTTTATCCGTTCCATTATATGATTGCGGTATTCTGGATCTTTCCAATTATTCTTGGCTGAGTTAGACATTTTTATTTTAATTTCCAGAATATTAGGATTATTTGTTAAACTATCACCCCATTCTCCTCCACTTGTTATATTGTAGCCTATTGTTCTATCAATTGAATTATAATATAAAATCCAGTATTTTTCTAATTCACATAATATTTCTTTGGTAGGTATATCATCTACAATTATCTCTTTAGTAAATTTTTCTTTACCATATTTGGAAATAGCGTTTCTAATTAGTGTGCCAGATCCATAATAATCGATAGATTTATCTACTTCCTTTGTAGATAATCCAATATAAATTTTACCATTAATTGAGTTGGTTGTTTTATAAATGTACATTTTGAATATATTTTATTTAGTTTGGTCATATTATATATCCATGTAATTATTTAAAGGTCCACTATGAAGATTATTTTAGTGACCAAACTAAATAAATATTCAATGTAAGTGGACCTTTATATAAAGAAAATGGGCCAAGTTTACACCTGACCCACTCTATTTAACTATGTGTTAAGATTAAACTCCTAAGTCATTTAAGAAATCATCCAAATCATCTGCATCGCTAGAAGCATCCGGGTTTGTGGTCATTTCTGTTGGAAATTCAAAATCTCCTGAACCTGCTGGTACAGCTGCTTGTTCAGTTTTAGCGGCTGGTTTTTTAGCGGCTGGTCTTGAGACAACTGAGTCCATTGAATCTCCTGGATTTAAGTAGTTTCTTAGGATACTATTTACGAAATCTCTTGTTTCGGCATCCCATGCTTTGTATTCATATGGTTCCAATGAAGGTGCTGCATCTAATTCAGATTTGATAGTTGCCATTACTTCTTTAGTTCTTTCTGCTGGAGAACCTGCCATATCAATTGCACTTGTTGAAGATGAGAATTTCGATTTATCGTAGTTGTTGAAGTCACCTTGTCTTGAGATAATCAATTCAAAGTTTTTACCTGCAAATAGGTCAAATACTTGAGTTGGTTCACCAAATGCTGGCTTCAATTCTTCGTCAATTTTTTCTTTGATTTTATAACCAAATTTGAAGATTTTGTATTGTCCTTCTAAATCTGGGTTTTGAGGATCTTTAATAACTTTAACTAGAGCGAAGTACTGCTCACGTCTTTTAAGTTTATCACTCATTTTTCTATCCACTGCTGAATCACTTTTACGTAATTTGAAAAATACATCTGCAATTGGACATTTCTCGCCTACTGTTGAAGGAGAATCTACCATTTTACCATCACCACTTGCATTTGTAAGCCAGTGTACGTATTTTTTTACTAAAGAGTTTCTTGGATTTGCTGGGTTTGGAACAAAACGAATAATTGCTTTGTATGTTCCGTCTTTACCATCATCTGCTGTTGGTTTGTAAAGATCGCTTCCTGATGAAGCTGTTGTTTCATGTGTGTCTACGTCTGCCACACCTAAGTTAAAAATGTCAAAATCTGCCATGTCTTAAATACTTTAATTTTGTTAATACTTTAAATTGTTTATCTGTTAATTATATACTGATATCTGGAAATGTTTCAACGATTCATAGTTAAAATAGCACCTGATTCATCTTTATATTGTTTGTCATCTATCTTTGATAGACCTGATTTAGCGAGTAGGATTTCTTTTTCTTGTTCAGAAATTTCACCTAACTTGACTAATTTACTTAGAGCTTTATAAAAACTAAAGTGATCAGTTGTGTTAAAAGAATTCATCTATGATACATTTTAAATATTAGTACATGTATTATATATCTCTATTTAAATTTGTTTCAAGACTATTTTAAATTCTTTTTAGTGTGTACTTGAAAACTATTTTAAATTATTTTCAGTAATGCTGAAACAATCCAGTACCCTGACAATATAACTTATGTCTTTAAGCCTGAGGGTAAAATAAGGTTCTTGCTAGATGATTTAAGAAATTCAAGGTCTCTTTTTACAATTATTAAAATGGCATCTGGTCATGTTACCTCCACTTCCTTTAAGATTACAATGTGGACATGTTCTTTGGATATACTTAAAACCTGTAAGTGCTTTTGAAATATTATTACAGTGTTCTTTTGTTTTTTCTTTATTAGTAAGAGACTTTGATAATTTATTTCTAGATTCAATTGACATGATTTGTCCTTTACTGGATTCTGACATTTTTTTCTTAGTACTTTCAGAATGAGTACTACCCTTTTTAGAGTTAGATAATTTATTTCTAGATGAATCTGGCATAATATATCCTTTCCTTGCCTTAGATATATTATTCTTATGCTCTTTAGTTAAAGTTTTACATTTACCGATATTGGATAATAGTTTTTTTGTAGATTCGCTACATGGTACTCCTGCTCTATCAAATCCAGTTGAAGTTTGGTTATATTTATTATAAAATGATGGATTAATTTTTACATTAAATTTTTTATGTAATTTTATTTCTAATAAAATAGCATCATTTCTATTTTCAAATGTTGAAATTATTTTCAATTTATAATTATATGGATTTTGCTTAAAATCATTTTTAAATTCTAAATCAGTTGAACTAGTAAAATATTTAATTCCTAAATCTAATTCAGGTTTTATAGATGAGCTTCTCATCCCATAATAATGTTTATTCTCTATAAGAGATGTAATCCGGTACACATAATGATATAACATAATAATTAGTCTATTTTTAAAAATAATATAAGTAATCTAACAGACTAATTGTTAGAGTGGTTTCGAACCCATTGTCCTTATATTATTTATATATCTTTACTATTTGATGTAAATATTTCCTGTGCAAGTGAGTTTAGGAAATATGCATCTACTAAGTCATCCATTGGTTTAGGTACATTCTTTACCTCTCCGATGTTAGCTTTACAGAATGCAAGAAGAGATGAGGTCTCTAACGAAGAATCATTAAGAATGTTTTCAAGAAATCTGGTCCAAAGCTCATCCTTCTTCATGTTACCCTTGCCTGCGTGCTTCTTAATTGTTGATGGTGCAATGGTCATCATTTCCAAGACTTCAAGTCTCGACATCATTTCCATTTTAAGGATTGCTGCGCCGGCAGCCATGTCAATAATATTATTAGTTCCTGCAGAAGAACCATAAGAGGATCCTTCAAACGCAATAACAAAAGGAGAATCATTACCTGTGATTTCAATAATCATATCAATAATGTCCCTAGCAGTCTGGGTATGTCTTTGGATTTTAATCATCTCACCCTTTGAATAAGCCTCATTGTTTGTCCAATCAGGTTGATGCGAGATTTGAGTATCTTCAAGCATATTAAGTTCCTCTTGAAGTTGTTGTTCCTTTTTAGTTCCAGTCTTAGGCTTTAAATAACCAATAAAATTGTACTTGTCATTTTTAAATACACAAATACCAGGGGAATTAAGGGAAAAGTCAATTGTTACGAAATTCATTTTATAATTTTTTACCAAGAGAAGCACCTAATGCGGCGCCAACTAATCTTGAAGTTAACATATCATACATTACGCCTGAAGTAATTCCAAGAATATTTGCAATTGTTTTACCTACAGTTTTTCCAAGTGCAAAACCTGCAAGTCCACCAAAAATACTTCCTAAAACACCTTCATTAGTAAGTTCATTATTAAAAGATTCAACATTGTAAGTTCCATCTTCATTTTTATAAGTTGATGTAAACTCTGCGATTGCAGCATCCACCTTTGCCTCTAATTCATCGGTCCACTCAGTTTGAAGTGACTCAGTTAAAATAGCAAACTCATTATCTGTAACGTCCTGCTCTTTAATATAATCTATAAATGTTTTCATAATCTATATATCTTAATCTATTTCTAATACTATATTGAATTTATTATAGTAGAAGTTTAAGTCAAATGTAGTAAACTCTGCAATATTGGAACTCATATTTAAATCAAGTTCTGAAATAGAATTCAATATTGGTTTTTCAAATACAGCACTCATAATATGAATACCTTCAGCATCCATTATTTGTAGTTTAACATCGTTTAACCATGGTTCTTTAACTGCCTTTGAATAATAATATAGTAAAGTGTCCTGCATTATCCAATAATTAATATAACCATCTAATAATTGTAGTGTAACTTTAAATTGTCTATCAATTGTATTTTGTAATGGAATAGAACCTCTATGATATGTAACTGTTCCGTCATTTGGTGAAATTTCAATCGGGTCAAATGTTATTCCAGGTAGATTAACACCCTGAATTGAATAGTTGATAAAGTCAATTGGTTCAGTTATTAAATTACCTGGCATTCTATTCAAATACTTGCGATACTTGTCGGCAACCTCCTTAGGAATAAAGGTCCTAGGGAATTTGAAATTGAATAAATTATTTCTACTGTTTAAAATCATTATACAATGTTAACGTTTCCATAGTACAATAAAGATTCTGTACCACCATTTTTTATGTTAATATAAAACTTGTCAGCGTATTGATTTGTATCTGATTGGTCAAATCTGTTTGCTGTACTTTTTGCAACTTTAAAGAAAACTTCTCCATTACCCATATCCACTCCTGGAAATGAAGGGTCATGTGAAATTCTTTCTTCGATAGTTCCGCTCTTAATAATTAAAACCATGTCTTCTGCATTTACAAGACTGATAGCATTAAGAACTCCATCTCCAGGTTTTGCAACTTTAAATTTAATAAAGTTATCTGAAACCTTAGATAATGTAATTGTTCCCTGTCCCTCTTCATCATATCTAATATCAGCTGCTGCGGTAATATCAGCACCATCTATTGTCATTTTTGTATTTGCCGCTAAGATTCCATAAGTATCGAGTGCAACTGGAACGTATTTAGTTTCTCCAATGCTTGGTCTTATTGAGTTAACAAATCCATTTATCTCTCTATTAGCTGATGTATTTGGTAATGTATTGTAAACTATCGTTGGTGTAAAACTTGAATTTAAATTTAACTTCAATAAATTCTTGCCATACTTTTTAGGTTGTCCATAAATCAATGAAGCTACCTTTAATATTTGAGTATTGTCAGTCTCATTATAAATTCTCATGTTAACCGTAATTGTAAAGTTACTTGAAATAGATGAGTTCATAATAACTGGTCTAAATACTATCACCTCATCAAATTGTGATGTTTGTGTAAATGTATTTGAGAAAGTGTTAATATAATTAAGACCAAGTTGTTCACTTACTTGTACTTCATAAAAAACCGTTAGGTCATCTCCTGAAGTTTGCATTCTACTTGTAACATAACTTTCAAATCCTGACTGTGAACCATCTTTAGTTCCAAATATTTCAAAGTAATCTCCATTGTTTGAATGTTGTACGTTCACTGCAATATCTACATATTCGTCTTCCTGTGAAAGTGTAACTGATTTTCCCTCAGCTAAATTAATATAATCATACCCGTTAAGTGTAATTACTTCACTGATTAATTTAAAATCAATCTCATAATTAACAGTAGGGTTAATTGCATCATTAGATCCTGTGGTTCCAAAGAAACTTTCTTCAAACTCTAAGTTTTTAGTTGGGTCATACATGTTAACCAAAGTTGGAACTTTAATCTCAACATATTTTGAGTATGATGTGTCTCCTAATATGAATGGGTTTGGATTTTGAATCTCAAAGTTAGAAGAGTTTAAGTAAACGGTAGAATTAAAGTAATTATAAACTCCTGATTCTCTTTTAATCTTTGTTTGAAATAAGAATCCATCATAGCCTCTACCATAAAATGAATAGCCAGTTCTTAAATGAAGTCTTATCGTATCATACCAAACAGCATTAACTGTTATGTTAGGAACCACTGTTAAATTACTTGAATTTGTTCCTAACCACTCAGTAGAATCTAAATAATCTAATGAGTTATTTAATAATGCATATGTAGAAGGGTTATCAGTTGGAACTGCATAATATCTTCCAGACTCTCCTGGCGCAGTTTTAATGTCATTTCCGGTTTGTGCTTCTGGAACTGAGAATAGAGAACTTGCTCTATTTGAAACTTCTATTTGACCACCAATAAATGTAGTACCGGCTAAATCTTCATATTCATACTGGAAATTTCCATTAGTAGTTGGTGTATAAACATAAATAGATCCAACTAAATATCCAGCTCCTCCGGGAATATTAAATCCCGTAATATTATCAATACTTAAATCTGTTAAATCGAATTTATATGTTTTACCATTTCTAAGTAAAAGTTGTCTACTCGCAAACTGATTAATAACAACGTATCCGCTCGTAGTAGTTACAGTAAACTCAACAACATCAGCACCAAGTTCGCTAATTAAGAATCGCGAAGCACTATCGTCTCCATTAACCGTGTTTAGGTATTTAATTTGAGTTCCATTGTTATCATTTTCAATCTTAACCACATCAGGGTTTGATTGGTCATGATAGATGAATTCTAATAATACATCTTCGTCTATTCTTAAGAATCTTGATGATTTTGCCATTTCTTTATTGTTTTTTAAAATCTAAGCCATTTTGGTGACCACATTAGTCCTATATTTAATGATGGTCCCGGTACAACCAATCCTCCACTGAGGTTTAAACCATATCCTATTCCTATGCCCATTGACCAGCCTGCTTGTTTCTCGTATTTTTCATTTAGTTTATCATTAACTAAATTAATGTTTTCTATATTTGTAAATGTAACTCCAGGATAAGGTGTACTTATTCGCAAAGAGTTAACTCCGTTTTCATTTAGGATTGCAGCCTTTAATTCCATTCCCTGAACAAAATCAAATCTACTTGATCCCACTGTTAATATATTTGTTTTACTGTTTCGTAAAACTCCTATGTCTCCATTAAACCTTCTCCAGTTATATTTATCCCAATTTTTTTCATCTGAAATTTTAATGATACTAAGTGTGTCATTAACTGTAATAACATTGGTCTTTGCATTAATGATAGAATCTTTAATTTTAATCTCAGCCTTTAATAATGCGTTAACATTTTTAAGATCTTTATCAAGATTAAGAGAACCTTGATATATTGCAATTAATTTTTTGTTTGCCTCGGTTAATGAGTTTATGTCAAATTCATATGTTCTTTTTGATGCTACTAATTCTCCATTCTTGTTTCTTTCAATTTTGATAGTATCTTGACTGGCCTTATAGTTATTAAGTTCTCTATCCGATACTATTTTAATCTGTTTAATTTCTCTCTTTAATTTAGAGTTTGAATTACATTGATGTAAAAAAAGCAGGATAAAAATTATAAGACCAATATATAAAATATCAGTCTTTGTTAGTTTTAGATTTTTTATCCAATTTATTATTTTATAAATGTATATCATTCTCGATTGTTTTTAATATTAAACAGGTGACTGTGTTGATAGTAGATTTTGAGAATTATATGTAATATATCGAGTAACATTAGGTACACCATGTGAAGAAACCGTCAATGTCAATGTTATAATAGTAGCTGCTCCATTTAATACAGCAGATACAGAATATCCTTGTGAAACTAAAGTAAATGTTGGAATTCCCAGCCAATAATATGTATTAGGCGCCTGAATTTCTATGTTTACTATACTGTAAGAACTTCCTTGCATTGCAGTGTAATTAACACTAACATTTGGAACGTTTGGAACTCCAGTGTATATATCATCAAACACATAATAGTTAATACCTGTAGGTGCTTGCCCTGTTCCTTTATCTGTCCAATACATATCAGGTGTCCCCAAGTAAATTATTTGCGGAAGTTTCTTAATAGTATATGAAGTCCCTATCGCTAGGCCAATACTTTGACTTGTTGTTGTAACAGTACCCTGAACTAAATAAGTAGATCCAGTGATTATAGAAGCACCCATTGAAGTATCCGCTCCGCCTATGATAGCTACCTCCGAATTTGATAATCCCGCAGATCCTTGACTATTTATATCTATAGAACCTGGATTATCGGCAATTGTGTATGAGAATGAATTTAAGTCTGGAACAATATGTATAGATTCTCCATCTGTCCATGTTTTTCCATTACATAGGTACCATCCCGCATAATCATTGATTCCTCCCCCTACTCGGATGGGAATTGGTAAATTAAGTTGAGGTAAAATACTTGCGTCAATCGTTTCTTGATTAATAAATTTTGCATTGTTTGCAAATATAGAAGGTAACATTGAAATTATAGTGCCGTATGGAACTGTTCCTCCAATTTCATTTTTAGTCTTAAACACAACCTTCCCGGTAGCATTGTCTGATACTACTATTTTACCAACACCTGCGCTTGGATCTGCAATCGTAAGTTGCTGATTAATCACAACAGGATTATTATAAACTACATTAGTATTATACGTTATTTCAGTGTCATTTACTATAAATAAATTTACACCCGTGATATTACTCTTAAATATATGTTCACCCGCATACCAAATAATCTTAGAATTAGTGGCGTTTGCAAATGCCATTGTAAACGTATTAATAGGATTTAATGGATTTGAATTATCATTATCCATTATAAAATCAAAGTAATTATTACCAATCGCATCATTTGTAAATCTTAGATTGGCAGCAAAGTGATTTTTTCTATTAATAATCCATTGATATGGAGATTGACCTGCATTTATAGGTTGTGTCTGGTTATACTGTGGATCTGTTGACAAAAATCCGATACTGACAACAGGTGGATACAACATTGGAATTTGTGCAGTTAAATCATGAATAGGCAATAAAGTATCTGCATTTAAATTTCCTGGAGTAGAAATACCTTGAATACTTTTCCAGTATGTTGTTGTAATAGGTCCATCGATTCCTTGAGGACCAGTAGCTCCTTGAAATCCTTGAGGACCATTAGCTCCAGTAACTCCCTGTGCTCCAGTATCCCCACCAGGTCCAATGGGTCCTTGAGGTCCACCTCCATTAGCAACCAACTGATCAAAGTTATAATTAACCTTATCCAGTTTAATATTATCGCTATCAGAACTGCCGATTTGTTTAAGATTTATTGCCATCTGTATTCTATATTTATATTATATATTCTTTTAATTTATTATAGAGAAGTATTATGTTTATAATGATGTAGGAGACTGTGTTGGTGCCCCATTATCTCTCCATATAAGTGTTGGTTTCTCTAGATATATGATATGCACCATTCTAGTTACATATGATGGAATTGTTCCAATATTTCCCATTGTGTTTGGAATTATTGAAGTATCATTTCCGCTCCATGTATTTGTGAAACTAACATCGTATGTTCCAACATTATATGAACCCGTCAAAGATATGTCATAGCCACCTATCATTATTGGATCATTATTACCGGCCCCTGTAACAATATATTGACCTGCTCCATTCGGCGCAATACTATAATTAAATGAATTTAAATTTGGCACAAGATAACTTAAACCTCCCCCAACTAAAAACCAAGTATTACCGTTGCATATATACCAACCTGCATAATCAGTTCCTACCCTTCCTCTACCCCATCTAATATCTAATGCACTAAGATTTGAATTAATTGATTCGGTTAGATGAAAATTATTTGAGTTAAAATCTGATTCTCTAATAGATATTATCGATCCAATTGGAAAACTTGGAAGTACATCTGTTTTCTTTTTCCAACTTACATTTCCAGCATTATTATCTGCAGTTAATATGTAATTCGTTTGTGCATTAACGTTGTATGAAAATGAATCATTTGAGATTGTTTGATTTGATGGGTCTTCTAGAAATGCGTTCACGCTTGTTACCGCCCCGTTATCATCTACTATATGAGATACCCCTGATATGGTATTAATGGAACTTATCCTGGCGTTATGGATAATTTTAAATCCAGGGTCACCTGAGACTATTTTACCAACTTTAAGTTCATAATCTTCAGTTAACATGAAATCTGAAACCCTAGAATCATGTTGGAGTCTTAAATTAATTTTAATACTTTCAGGGGTTGCAGTGTTATTTATGTTTGATCTAACAACATATTCACTATATAGTGAAGGTGTATCATATTCAGTGACATCATACGCACTTGTACCTATTTTCATTACACTTGGTGTGTATTGTATTCCAGACACATTATATGGTTTTGGAAACAAATATCCTGGTGTTGTAATACCGTGTGGAAAATAAACCCAATCGCTTTCAGCTCCAGCTCCAATAGGACCCTGTGCTCCATTATATCCTTGAGAACCTTGGGATCCTATCGTTCCGACAGGTCCAAAATCACCATCAGGGCCTATTTGTCCTTGCGGCCCATACATACCTCCACTGGAGAGCTGATAAAAATTATAATTAATTTTATCTACTTTGTCGTTAGACCACCATGTCTGGCTGTTTGGATCTAAGTCACTCTTAAACAATTCTTTAATATCAATCATCAATTATGCCTGTATTTTAACATGTATCTTAAAATTATAAGAGTACCCGTGCCTTTTATTATATATTAATCTAAAACTCAATCCATCGTTTTGATAATTTTGAATATTGTAATTACTCAACAATTTAAATCCACCATCGGTTAATTCTGAAATGTATTTAGTAGAATAGAAATATGTTGTTATATTCTTCTCTTCTATTCCATATATTGATATATTGTCAATAATGAATCTGGGTACAATGTTGTATTCTGAGTATATTGCCAAATCGTCGTTTAATGTTGTTTTATCTCCAAATGAATTTTCAGGTTTTACATATTTCTTAAATTTAGCAGAAATTCCATCCTCTATTAATTCAGTAAGAATTGCATCTACCAAATAAACATCAATAACAACCTGATCTTCATTTTCATACCAATGGATAGACTCTGTATTTAATTTGTTAAGTCTAACTTTATCTAAAGATTCAATAGAAGCCTCTTCCGTGCTAGTGTATCTCGTAATGTCATACGTATTTTTAACCTTCATGATCGTAGAGGCTAAGAATGTTTTCTTTTCAACTGGACTTAATGTTCCATTTACCAATTCAGTTAAAGAACCTGCAAGTGATTTTGTAAAATAGTCACTAGCGTACTTGGATTTAAATACATTGATTTGTTTTTTATCAATAGCAACTTCTCCAATTTTAGGATATAAAGGTGGTTTGTCTGAAGTTTGAGATAACTTAAGAATGTTCTTAGAATCCTCGGCGTTTACCTTATGAAAAAAGTAGTTGTTAATATATCCATATCCATTGTCTATTAATTTGTGAGAATCAAACGCAATTGAAGACCCTTCAAATGTGTTATACATCAAAGCGTATCTTACATCATACGATTGTAATGGAACTACTTTATTTCTATTCCATGTATTCGAGAACGTAATTACAGAGTTGAATAATGGATTATATGATCCGTTCATTCTTCGTAAAATCGTAATGTAACCCCCATCAGTTCTTTCCGATATAACACTACCAATCTCTCCTGAAGACAATTTATATGCCTTGGGTCTATCTGGATCAGTCTCTGACCTTATTAATGATGGTTTGATAATATCAGCACCAGATTCTATAGTTAGCACATAATCATTAAGAGTGATGTCACCGTTTAACGTAACTGTAATATAATTAACATCACCCGACTGGTTGAATCTCTTTGCAAAATTATAAGCATTGATTTCATTTAATATAGAACCAAATCCATTACTACCTCCTCTAATATATGTGAAAACGCTATTAATAGGAATTAATGAAAATTGACTAGGATTTAATCTAGTCTCACTGACATCAATAGTATTCGTCAAATTGTCCCATAACCATGGCCATCCATCTATTAAAACACTTTCATCATTTACAACGGAGATCACCTTAACACCATATGTGGATCCACCAGCATCAAACGTTATCCATGAATATTCTCCAACGTTATCAACCATGACATACTCACTAAATTTAGCAGTACCATCTAATACTGAAAACTGCGAAGCGTTTAATACCCATTCGCCGCTATCAGACGGGCTGGCTACTGAATTACTAAAATCGATAAAGAATGGAATATTAGTGTCAAGTATTTCTCCACCTACCTCTATATCATTTAACGTATACAACAAATATCTGTCAAGAAACTCGGCATCGTTTTCCACCATATTAAGTTCAATAAAAACACATATAAATTTAAACTTGTCATTTTTCACTGAGTATACTTTAATCTCATTGCTAGTTATAGCGTTTCCTTCGCTATCAATTACTTTATTGTAGTTAAAAACAACACCAAACTTATAATCACTAACACTTGAATCCGATATAAACTCAGTCGGTGAGTCCTTTGTATTTTCCTTTCTCCTTAAATAAGAATATCTAAGACCTCTAAAAACCGCAGATGCATTTCTTTCTATATTACCTGTATCAAATTTACTCCAAAGTCTTTTGAATGTATTGTCTACCCATAAATCATCAACACCTACATAGTAACCATTCCAATTAAAATGTCTTTCAAAATAATCAAAAGAAGTGTCCTGTAACTTATCTACTGTTATTCCTCCATCGTCTGCAAAATCAAGATAGTTATTTAAATTTATTTGATCATTATAGAATGCCGCTGGAATTTTATTAATATGGAAATGTTCCATGTTCATATATTCTACCTTACGTTGTGAAGATATTTCAATATTTGGGGAAAGGTTATCTTCGCCAAATGCTTCGTTTACATTTAGGATATATGGAAGGTTTCTTGCATTTGAAGAATTTTTCAACTCAAATTTACATATTGTAGGAACAACTCTACTTAATACCGCAGTCTCCTTTAATTGATTTTCATTGAGTCTATCATACTCATTATCTATTGGGGCTTGATTTATATTTTCATCAATCTTCTCTGCCTCTAACACACTATTTAAACCATCGTAAAATGTTGAAAGATCTACCAGTTCTTGTGACGGTGTGCCTCCTTCGACTAATGGGGGTATGGTGACATAATGTTCGCCATATACTAAATCACCTAAGTCAGAATTTCTTGTTGAATAAAAATCAAAGTCAAAGTCTTTAAAGTCATATGCAGAAAATCTACCATGTGAAGTAACATATCTTTCGTAAACCTCAAAGGTATTATCATTTGATAATTTAACAGGTGTGTCTAAGATTATTCTATATAAACTTAAATTGAATGGATCTTTTTCTATTTCTATAATTTGTATAAAATTATCAGTGTCCTTTCTTTTAACCCATTCACCAACGCTAACATTTCCTATTTCCTTTTTATCAACCAAGACACATTGCCCCTCTATAGATCCACCTGTCATTGTATATATTAACCAATCACTGAAAACCGTATTTGTAGTTAATGGAACAATTGCATCGACTAAACCAATATCATTTAACTCTGCGTTATCAACATGAATAAAGTCCACTAAATTAAGATTGTAAATCCCAATAGCATTCTGTCTTCTTCTATTACCTGCAGAATAATCTTCAATCACAACAGAAGTTCCATCCACACTTGTTTTATATGTCACTATCTCTCCATTTCTAATAGAAGCAGAAATTGCCATAGCAATTTGCTGTAAGCTTCCTTGGTTAGAAAACTTATTACCATTTGCTCTTCCTGGTAAAATTGATCCATCAGCTATTATAGCATAATCCCCTAAATTATATTGAGAAATCTCTAATTCGGTTTTATCACAGATAAAAATTCTATCATTATTTGATGGAACCTGTGTTACTGTTATTTTAACAAAACCTCTAGGGTTTGGAGTATCTTTTAAAGCAACAATGCTTTTTCCATTCTTTGCAAATCCAATAAATTTATCAGCTCCAACTGTGTTGGCTGCAATTATCAATTTATTGTATGGTAAATTACTAACACCCTTTAAATTATAAAAAGAACCCTCTTTGTCCTTTACCCATTTTAATTGGGGAATAGCAAAATCAGACTCCAATGGAAACATATTAAGATGAGTAGTTCCTGCTGAATCTACATCATATATTGTCGTATAACTATCCTCATTAACATTAATAATTCCTGACGATGTCATACCTTCGCTTGAAAAATAACCTTCATCGATTGCATCTGCATAAATACCAAAGTATCTATATATTTTATAATCATCTGCTCTGTCATCGTCAAATAAGAATTCCAAGTTAATAATATTCGCAATTGCAATTTGATTTCTCTCAAATCCCTGTGTGATAATTTCGTTACTAAAAATCTCAGGGTAATCTACCTGTGTGTAGTATTTATCAAGCTGTTCTGCCTTGCTTGCAAATCCACCGTTTGCAAGATCTATTCCATTAAACGTGGATTGGGATCCTTCGTTAAAATTTATGGAAAGCGCAGAAATAGGAAACATTTTATCGTTAACATAATTGTTTAAGTATTTTCCAATGTTTGAATTTTTACTTAAATCAAATGTCTTAACAATAGTTGCGTTTTTAAGAAGCTCATTGATTCTATTATTCTGTCCTTTTACATTTTCTTCGTACTGTGCAGAATAATCGGTATCTTCGATTCTATATATAATAAAATTAGTTGGTATTTTCTTTTCTAACCAAATTGGAGCAAATATCCTGTATTGTTCATCATACAATTTTGTAGTATTATGTATAGCGCCATATTGATACTGGTCCTCATATTGAAATTTATAGTCTGAGAAAACAGTAATATCGGAAGTTTCTCGTAGGGTTTGATACTTTTCAGTAGAAGGAAGACCTCTATAGAATGCAGCAACGTCATCAGCATAACTTTCATTAGCTGATAACTGGTATTTTTGATATTCAATTCGTGAAAGTTCTTTGTTTGCTCTAAATGAACTTAAAAAGATTTCCCCAGTTGAATCAACCAATAACTTTACATTACTGGTTAACTTCGGGTTTGTTCTTAAAAGAGCAAATGATTTATCATCTATTGAACCGTTTGCAATATTAGTATTAATTGTAGCCATGTATAGGACTCTTTTTGTTTAGATTATATATCCCATGTATATTTGGGCTAATCTAAACCACCTATATTACCATGGAGTTATCTCAGGGTATGAGTAATTAATAGTGTTATCACTTAAGTATTTTCTTCTACCCCCTGCCCCTGTGAAATTATTGTTATAATTAGTTAACATAGAACTGGTGATATTATTTATATTTTTACCTTGAGTTGCATACTTTGCGTAAACTTCAACATCGAATTGGAAATCAACGTTTGCAATATCAATAATATCAATACCTACCTTTTTAGCGTATGTTAGGTTCGTAAATGTATTTGTAAGTACACCACCAATTCTACCAGTTCCTCCACTACCATAGTAATCTGTCATTCTATATTGGAAAATCAGATCAAGCGTAATTGTGTTTGCGCTTCCTCCTGGAATTTTCTTATTACCGTTTTTGTTAGCAGAACTAACTGAAAGTGAATCTAAATTAAGAGGTGAAACATATAGGAAAGAACCACAAGACCTTCCTCCTAATAGATATTTATCCTCGGGTGTAAACCCGTTTTTGATAGTAGATCTAGGTGCAAGCGTGCCTGCGCTATTAATGGTTTGTAGTAATCTAAACGGCGTTTGTTTTTTACCATGTTCATCTACTGCTCTTCTAGGTGCGGTTTTTGGCATTCCAACTAAACCATTACTCACAATGTCAATAGCGTCTATTACTCCATTACTTAATAGGGGATGATCCTTATGCATAAAAATACCATTACTATAACTTCCGTTACCTATGGTGTTTATTGATGTAACTTGCGGAGTTGAACCTACAAATGAACCTGCCCATATAAAATCTCCAGGTAATGTAGATATAGAATATGGAGTTATTGAAGCCCCTGTGAAGTCGGTAACACCGCCTGATATTACAGGGTTAGAGAAATAATTAAATGAAAGCCCGTACTCATATGTGTCATATCCAATACCAGGGTATGTTGTACTAGGATCTACATCCCCATCCAAGTTAATACCCTCATTTATCACATACAAATTATCATCGTTAGCAATGTTTCTAAATCTTGAATAAATGAATTGTCCCTTTAGTTGTGTAGACTGATCTGGACCATTATTGAAATAATCCTCAACCGAACCCTGTATATTTTGATAAACAACTGGAACTAAATCGTACCTAGCCTCTGTTGTGTAATATGAATTGTTGCCATATATTGGATCTATTGATGATACCCCAGTTCCAAGACCAAATGTCGTATTATCTGAAGATACTGGTACTGGTTTCGTGATGTCTCCTATGATTCTTGAAATTAATTCAAGGTCAGTTGCCTTGGTATTAGATAATTCAATCTTAAAGTTCTTAGTAACAATGGCTCCTTTACCGTCAGGTGTTGGAATCTCATTAACATAATATCCAGCGAACAATTGCACTGTGGTATTATTAGTGACAGGGGTAACGTTACCATCCTCGTCAATAATTCTTACAAGTAACTCACCGGTTGTCTTCTCGATCACGGCACGTAGACTCAGCACTTCATTTTGTAATGCTAGTAGCTTTTCATAAACGGTGATTGGTGTTTGTTGATCTGTTAAAAATCCAGAAGCAATTGTGTTCGCATTATGTGAATATGTTGTTTCGCCTGCAGTGAATGAATCCTCAACATGTTTGTAAATTCCAGCAGATTCAATGTCCTGTTTGATAGAAACCTTCAATGCATCCATCTCATTGGCTTTAATAACATTACCTAAAGAATCTGTGCTTATTTCACCATCAGGAAATTCTATTTTATTAATGTCAGACCACTCAGATTCAACTGGATTTGCTGGAAATCCTGCCTCTGAAATAGACTTAACCATAAATTCAACAATTTCACCAGGAACAATTGGAATGTCAAATGAATTGAAGTTAACTACATCTGCATCTTCTTCTCCTTCAATGATCCATTCATATTTTCCAGCATCATTCATTTTTCTTTTTCTGATAGGTCCTAAAACCTCAGTCCAATTTGAGAATGCAGCAGTTTTTTCTGTTTGATTTGTCGAATCAGTAAATGGTATTTGGTCTACAACTGCTGTTTTACCAGAAGTTGAAACATATCTATATCTAATTTTAAATTGTACAACTTCCTGTGAAATTTCATTACCAATTTTCTTTGGTTCAGGAATTGACCAGAATCCTCTAACTCTAAACTTAGGAGAAACTGTTTGCAAATCTGCAGATTCCGCAGATGATTTAATCTCTGCTACAATTGACGAGAATAATTTTGATTCAGATTCTCTCTGCCCAATTATTGAATTAAGCTCATTCGTATGTGTATCTTTTTGTGCACTTGAAGAAAACTTCTTAGTGTTTATTAAAGATTTTTTTTGCTTAATAGACTCGTCTAATTTTTTTAAAGATTGTTCTGTTGCAATCTTGTCAGATTTTAACTGTTTAATCTTTATGGTATTAGCATTATCAGTAAGGTGTTTGTTGACTTGAACAACCTTGAAATTATTAGTATTGATAACAGGTGAATCTGGCGTAATACCAACTGAACTTGGTGGAATATAATCCACTTTCAATGATTTAATGAATTGGCCAAAATCAGAAACTTGTTCTTTATAGTATTGTGCCAATGTCATTGTAGTTCCAGTAGTATCTGTAAGCTCTAATTCGTTTGAATAGAAGGCAACCCCTGGTGAGAAGTTTTCTGCCGGAATTTTAGAATTAGGATCAATTGGTTTAACAAACACAACCTGTCTCTCATTATAACCAACTTTAATCTCTATGTCAAGATTTGTATCTACATCTTTGTAAATTCCAAGTTGATTAACACCGATCTTAACAGATTCAGAACCTTCCAATAATAAAAGTTCTAATTGTGAAGTTGAATTGTCAATAGAAACGACCTGGTATCTTGTTCTATAATTACCTGAATTGATAATTAATGAATCACCTACCTTTAATGTTTCAGTATCTTTAAGCGATTTAGCGGAATCTGTATATGTTAATTTATTAACTGTATATAATTTTACTGTTTTGGTTTGAGAAACTCCATCAATAACATATGTCTTTTCAGCATTATCAACTTTAATAACATCTAAAGCACCTGTATATTGAATCATTCTCATCGGCATATCTAAAACATCTGCATCGACATAATACTTATATGGATTATCGGAAAGTTCAGTTTTAAATGTAGAGTAATCTATTCCATTTCCGCCTTTATATATTTCATCAAACGCAGTAAGAGATACAATGTCAGTTGAATCAAAAACAAATCTCTCAACATAAACCTTTTCCGTTTCAACGGGAATTTGACCAGTAACATCTAGGTTAATGGTTAATAGGGGGTTAAGAAAGTCCTCAAAGAATTCGTTTAGTTTTGTAGTAAATGTTGTTGGAGCAGCAAGAGATGTAATGTCCTTTGAAGGACCTTTTAATCTTGCTGTATGGATAGTTCTATAAGAACCATCCTTTAATCTAACATTTGCATCTGATCCTTCTAGACCGCTAATTGAACTAATATTATTATTAAGCCTTTCAATTTCTCTCTTCAAATATCCAAACGCTGGAATTTGAATAGTCTCCATTGTCCCTGTCTTACTATTATAAAGGTCAATAACCACGTTTTCCTTGTTCGTGGTTATTGCTTCATTAATTCTATTAAATGTTTCAAGTGAGTTAGTGTTTAACTCAAGAAACTGCTCAAGTAATTGTGATATTGAATTGCTAGCGCTCATATTATCTTATAATTTCAAGTTCGAATGTCTTGTTTATTTGGTCTACACATATTAATTCAACGTATGGTTTTTGGCTCATTAGATTTGATGTATCTAAGGTTGCTTTTAAAACCCATCCATTTTGTTTTTCTGTGTAAATATTAATTTTGTATACTCCTAATGTTGGTAGTTGATTCTTGAAAGAGAACTTAATCGTTTGTCCTTTTTTCCATGAATTAATACTATCGTCTAGATATATATTCAGATCTCCTGATAGTATTCCTGCATCAGTATTCACTCTTATTAAATTATCATAAGGTCTTACTCTTGTAATCATTCCCTGTGATGCAGTTAACGTCATATTAAAGAGATTGGAAGCGTTAACTAAATTACCAGTAGTTGAAGAGATAAAATCATATTCAAATACATCATTCAGTGTATATCCATAATTGGTATTTACTAATTTAATTGCATTTTGAACCGATTTGTCAATTATCATTCCATCTCCACCTGTTAAAACATCAGTATTATATTGTATTTCAGTTGGTATAACTCCACTAATGATCTGGTTAACTCTAGTATTGACAGATGTAATCATATCTAAAATTGATGTAGAATCTGCATAATTAAGAGCGGCATCCTCTAGGGCTGTCTCAAGTGATAAAACTCTAGCAGATAAATCAGCAGCTTCTCCTGAAGTCATTAATAAATCTTCAACGCTTGCAAGTCTATCAACAATACTTGCATATGCATTGTTAGCCTCAACCAATAATTTTGCTGCATTCTCAAGGGCAGTTGTAGTGTCCAAGAAGATGTCCATTGAGAACGTTGTAAAGTCATTAATGTTTGATTCAACACCAACGTTGTCCAATGAAGAGTTAAACTTAACATTAAGCTTAAGCGCAAACGCATTTCCATTTAATCCGGTAACCTCATTCGGTTTGTATTTTGTTAATTCAGGAATATACCATCCAGTTGAGTTAGGATCATCCTTAAAGTTATCTAAAAGAATAATACCATATAAATTTGTTGATCTGTTTGCAACATTTGATTTTGAATATATATCGTAGTAAACAAGTATTGCGTTGAATCTAAACTCTCCACCTCTTTTTGAATAATCTTGAAAGTTACTTAAAGCAGGGTCGTTTGTAATTTTAGTGTATATCGAAGAATTCCATTCAATTCCATAATTATATAAAGTTACAGGATCCATATCGATAGTACCTGTATTGTTATCTGCAAGCGATCCTAATGTGAGGTTAATATCTGGATGTGTTTGACCAGCTCTTCCATTTATGAATGAATCAGGGGAGTATGCTGCTGCGGTTGTGTTATAATTAGAAGATTTAAATAAAACTTCAGGTGTATATCCTACAGATGAAGGTACATTTACAAATACTTCGTTATATGTATTTCCAGCATAGTTCTTGTCATTTGAAACATCAATGTTTCCAAGGTACTTTACTACTCTATTATAATTATTACCAGTGTTTGTTGTATCTTCATTCTCGATTGCTCTTGAATATCCTGAAACAACTTGTTGAGTATTTGCAGGTTTAACTTCAAATGCACCTAAATGATGTAGCCATTTAAAAAAAATCTTCTCTGCGTCTGATGCATATATTGAAGGATCAAAATCATCATCATTTAAGATAAAGTTTTCAAAGTTCAATGCGTAGTTTTGTAATGTCTCTGCAAAATCTACGTTTGCATCTCCATTTGGAGTATATGGCGTTAATGTAGTTGCACCTTCCCACAGATTGCCGAACTGAATGTAGTTTTCACCACTTCCAGGTGAAGCAACAACGGGAATATCCACAAGCGCAAATTTAGAGTACTCAAAATTAATATCTGGGTTGTAATATGCTCTCGTTAAATCCCTAGCCGCGCCTGAAAATGCATACATAGTTCCTCCTTGTTCTTGAGGTATTCTTATTAATGGTGTTGCCATTTAATCTGTGTTTTATATTTTATTAGTATGTTACTGTTGCATTCATTGCAGAAACCACGTGGAATGTAGAAGTGGTTCCATTATATACAAATGTGATAGATCCGTTTTCTCCAACCTCAACAACCGTAGGTCCTTGAATGTTTGTTGCATCGAATGCAACTACTGGTGTAATTATTCCAGTACCTGTTAATACTGGTGTTCCATCAATAATAAATGTAACGTGTTGTCCATCTTCTGCTGCAGGAAGTGCAATTGCTGAAGCAAATGCAGTTGCATCCAATACATAAACAGAAGAGTCATATCCTACTGAAGGAATTACACTAATACTATCCTCTAATTTAGTAACTAATCCACTGTTTAACGTAACCTTATCATTAAAGATAGATGCAACATTTGCTGTAATATCTGTGGTAGAAACCAAAAATGTATCTATCACACCATTATTTACTCTCAAAGTTCCACCTTTAACTTCTCCTGTTAAGGCTAATGTTTGCGTTGTTGTGTTTAACACTGCTGCAAAATTACCAAGCTCGGTATTTAATGCATTGAAATTGTTATTAATCACAATTCTTGATGAGGAAACGCTGTCGGTTCCTAAAATCGTTGTTATACTTGCCATTTTAAATGATTCTTAATATATTTTTATTTATTTTGTTTTTATTCCCATTAACATCCTTTAATTCAAGTTCAACGGTGTAATCTCCTTTGTACTTGAATAGATATGTTAGCCATATATTACTATAATATATATCACCTACATTTTCGCTATTGTTTTTTAGCGTCCATTGTTGCGAAACGATACCTGGCATTTTAGTAGTATCATATGAAAATGTAACATGATTTAACATATTTACTTCCATATGAGAATCTATAATACAAATATCATTAAAATCTGGATTGTAACTTGTAAAATGAATCTCAGACCCGGTTACAATTGAACCACCCTGTGGATTATTAAATCCAACCTGATAAAAATCATGAGTTCTTGAAGGTTCCTCTCCAACCGCTAATATATAGAAACACTCATCCTCGATGCCATCTCCATTATTATCAATCAAAATTGGATTGTAATTAAATTTAGTTAATATTGGATGGGTAATAGGATCTAAGTTATTAAGTTCATTCGCAACTGATTGCCACCCTGCTAAATCGGTTGAATCCGAAGGATATGCTGTAGTTATTGTATATAAATCTGTTATGTCTAAATTAGTTCCCGGATCTACTTGTTTTATTTCAAACGCATATCCATTTAAATATCCTTGATCTTGTCTAATATCAAATTTAAAGGATGAATTTATGTCAGCCCCAACTCTCATCATATTCCAGTTAACTTCAGATCCATCATTCCATACATGGGTTCTAAGTTCTTTCCATTGATATGGTCCAGGTGTTTCGCTAAACCCGGTGATTGAATTACTATCAACATATCTTCTAACTGTTGAAAACTCTTCACCATCTTCGGCGTCATGGACGTAATTTGCCCTGTCAAGGGTTAAATAATATGTAGCAATAATACTATCAACATCCGCTGTATTTTCTCTAGACCAATCCCAATCACTTCCTGCTTTACCCCAATCATAATTGTATTGATTCCAGTTTAATTGTGGAAGCATTCTTTGGAATAGTCCATATACTTCAACATTCTTATTTTTAACTTCAAAGTAATTCTCTTCTCTCCAAGAACTTCTTACATTGTATAAATCAAATATAGCAAGTTCTACTGAGTACATTCCAGTAAACGGTAAAACCACAGGGAATTGTTGGTAGCCTGGGTGAAATACATCAAAGGCATCCCAATATCCAATCTTACCTCTAAAGGTTTTCAAATAATTGTTAGGACCTTTAACTACCCATTCCATTTCATAAATACCCTGATTCCACCAATTGTTCCAAGTTAATAGATGATTTCCAGTGTTATCTGCGTCCATGTAAGTGAATTCGGCTGAATCCCATGAATCTATAAATGAATCTGCATTTAATACAACAGGGCAACCTACAGGTATGCCTGTCAATGTGTTAAAGGTAGACATGTCAGTATCATAATATCCATTATAATAATCGATAATTGATTGTGCAATTTCTTCTCTATCAGTTTCACCTAAAGCAGCAAAGTCCTGATTAATTCCAGTAAGTCTATAATCTACTTTTCTAAGATCTTCAATAAATAATTGTCTCTTCTCTGGAAATCTACTAAACTCTACGTTAGAACCAGCTTCCTGTACTTTAATACTATGTTGGTTGGTCCACACATTTTGATTAAATTGAGAAAAGTAATCTCCCTCTCCAGTAATATCTATGATTTTAGCCTGTAATGGTAGATATTGTTTTTGTAGTTTATTCTTTAATCCATATAATTTAATTAAAACCTCATCAGGAGAATAGTCAGTAGATTCCTTTACGGTTGGGATATCCCATTCGTCAACTCCTCCATCTGCCTCATTTAATCTATAAACTAGTGAGAATCTACTTGTCTTTTTAAGGTTAGAACTTGGTAGTTCATTGCCCTTATTTTTGTCTGCTAAAAATCCAACAGTGTCCTGTCCTGGAACTGCAACTGCTTTTAATTTTCCAAAGTTCTCACTCTGTTCATTGATATTTAGCCAATATTCTTTAATTGTTATTTTATCATAACCAAAGAAATCTATCGCATTTAATATTGCTTTGTAAGTTCCAATAAATGGCTTGATTTGGCTGGCCTGTAATAATAACTCTTTGCGTTTTTCATTCATTAAAATCCAGTCTGGAGATAACTCCTTAATGTCTGAATCTTTTAATATCATATAATCTTCTGGAGTAAGAGTCATTCCTATATTTGATAATAGGACCGCAAGCCTTTCATCTTCCTCTTCAGTTTCTCCATAAATTCGGATAGTTGCAACTAAAGTATCAACACCATCAACAACCTCTGTAATATCAAGAAGTCTGGTGTGGTAATTGTCAACATTACTCATAAGGGCAATGTTACATTTAATAGGATCCATTGGAAGAGTTCCTCCAATTATTTTAAACCCATTAGTATTAGTACCAACTGCAACTCCAGCATCTAATAGGCTAGAGCTTTGTTCTTCGATCTTTTTAATTTCTAATCTACCATCAACTTCGCTTGCACCATACATAAAAATGTCTTCACTAAATTCATATCCACTAAAGAACTTAAATTTAAATGAAGTTGGTAAAGCATTCTCTGAAATTGGTGTAGTATACTTGGTGTTTCCCAGCTGACCTTGAACTTCCTCCAATATATAAATTGTAAGAGTTTCATATAGTCCTGTAGAAACCGCTGGTAGATAACAAACACCCTCCCATATATTCGTATCGGAATTATATAGAAGGTTTAGGTCGTTTGATTCACTATCAAAAAATCTTAATTTATTATATGCCATTTTTACTTAACTTTTTTGTCTCCCTTTTTGTGAGTGTAAGACTTATATGATTTTAGATATGTAACTGAATCAACCCAGTCTGCAATGACATGCTGAATCATAATAACAAAATCGTTCATTTGATTGTTTCGTTGGATGTATTTAGAAACAGAGTTAATAAGAATATTGGTTCTATAATTATTACCAACATTTTTTCTTGCATCCATTGCTGATAATCTACTTTCGTAAGATTTTACTTTACGTACTTTAAATAAATTACTAAATAAATCCATTATATTGCTTTTCTATTTTGTGCTTGTATTCTACTGAATATTGTGTTAGGAACTGCAGGCTCATCAAAGTAAATTGAAAGTGCTGCCATCTCTCCCATTTTTACGTCATCTAAAACAGTAGAACCATCTCTATCTTTCCATCCACCTCTAAATAATGCAACCTCTTCTTTTTCTAAAAGAATATCTCCAAACGAATCCAAGTTAATTACATTCTCAGGTAGAGCTTCTCCTTGTGCAAAATTAACATTTGTCCTTGTAACTGTTCTCTTAAAGAAAACATATTTTTGTTTGCCATTTCCTATTTCCTCAAGGACAGGTGTACTTGGAGTCACTGTAACAGTTTCACTGATATAATATCCATTTCTCCTTGCAGTTTCTTCAGCCTCCGAAACAAATCTTACATTTACTGAATCAATACCTTCAACACCCTCTAAAAGTGCAATGATGTCTGATTTTGGCAAACGATCTCTTCGTGTAATATTAATTAAATAGTCTGAAATCTTAGAACGAATCGCAGTGTATAAATTTGTTTTGTCATATCCTTCAAAATATCTAACCTTAACATCCATTCTAAAGAACTGAACCTTAGGCTCAACTACCTTTACTTCAGTTGTAACCATTTGTTGCCCTGATTTTTCAAGTACATTTAAGATTCCATTGATCTCGCCTTCCGAGAAGAAAAACTCTTCTTGATTAAGGTTGAAGTAATCATTATTTTTAGAAAGTTTTCTGGCAGTGTCAGGGAGCATAAACAAATATATCACATTGTCATCGTCAATATAACCATCATCTGTTGTATTATAAACATCTAAGTATGAAAACATACCATATCTTGAAAGGAATGCCTCGTAGTTCTCTGGTGTTGCTAGAACAAAAGAGTGACTTTGCATTGGTGCAATTAACTTTGTAAGTTCAACCGATTCTGGATCAGATCCCATCACAGGAGCTGTCATAAACGATGATTCAAGCAATTGATTCAAGTTGTATGTATTTCCTAGTGAATCGAATCCTTCTGTTTCGAATTTAAAATTAAGATCTTTAGAACCAGATAAATTACCTTTAGTTCCATCTGTGATTAAGTATTCTACCTCAATAGTTGCTCCTTCTACTGGAATTTCTCCAAATGAACCATTACCAAAATAAATATCTAAACCACCTGAAATTCCTGTTTTAACCAAATATCCTTTGGTCCCACGCTTCATATCATATAGAGAATCATATTTAGTCCATGGTACACTATTAACACTTACTTTAACAGAATCATGGTCTGTATTCTTTTTAATAATTAAATTGAAAGATTGTAAGTTTTGACCAGTACCAGTAACTATTTGCTTCTCAATTTTACCCTGAATTACAGGGATATAAATATATGAAGGGTTACTTTTCTCAATTCTAAATTGATCGCTATTGGTTTTTAATAAGTATTGTAGATTATTTTTACTTGCTTTAATAATTGTATTTGCTGGAATATTGATGGCATCTCCTGCAATTTCGTTAAATGCGCTTGTGTTTAATCTAACTCTAATCTCTCCAACAGCTGAACTTCCTCTAAATGCGTCATGACCAGCAAGTCTCGCAAGCCCATATATTGATTCAGGGTTTTGAGCTGTTAATATGTTTTGTTCAACTGTTGCATCCTCAATATAAAAGAATATTAAGTTTGAAAGCTCTGCCAACACTTCGAGTATTTGAGCAAATGGTGAAGCTGTAGTAAATAACTCACCACCTCTACCATACAGTCTACTAATATATGTTTTAGTATCTGCCAACATTTCGCTAGCCTTAATTCTAGCGGTTGATAAAAATTTTAATTCTGCCATCTTTTTTATATTTTATATGTACAGCCCTATTCCATATCTATTATCAATAGAAATATCTATATAGACTGCGTTTCTGTCTGATTCTATGGTGTATTCAACATTCACACTTACCGGAAATTTGTTAGACAATGGTATCCATGTGGATATCGCATTGGAAACTAGTCCTTGTATCATGGTATCATTATACATAAATGAATATACATAATCATCTAAGTTCAAACCAAAATCAGGACTGCCTATTACTTCTCCCTTATTGGTGAATATTAATGTTTCTATTTGTGTCAACATTAATTGAATCTCCTCACCTGATTCCATTTGATCTTCATCAAAATTAGGATCCCCTATTGTTTTTATGTATAATTCCATATTTTATATATTCTTTTAAGAATGCATCATCCAGTCG